GCAGGCCGCAGCATGAGCGCCCTCACCGAATTGCAGCGCCTTGGGCAGGAGTTCGACCGCGAGGACGAAACCCCCTCCTGCAAGGTCTGCGGCCGGAAGGTCTGCAACCACAGCGATCTTGAGTTTGCTGGTGTCGTGCCGGGGGAGGGGTAGATGGTTCAGCCCAACCAGCACGGCGTGTATCCCGAAGAGGCGGCTGAGCGCATAGCTTGGCCCGGCGCGAAGGGCTATCTGCTCTATTGCGAAATATACGCCCTTCCCGTCGATGGCGTCTGGATCGGAGCTTACAGCTATCAGATCGGCGGTAGCGATCTTCGCGGCGGCGGCGGTCCGCTGATGAAACGCACTGTCCACCCTGACCGGCAATCCTGCGTTGAGCATGAGGCAAAGCGCCTGATGCGATCCATCAACGGCAGCGATTGCAAGCAGGCCCCAAAAATCAGGGCGTGGTTGGAAAGCCTGATCGTAGGCCCAGCCCAAGCCGACCTGTTCGCGGATGCGGCATAGCACATGGCGCACCGCCTCACCCAAAAGCACGGGAGCGCCATCACAGACGCTCCCGCCAGTTTGCCCGACCGGCACCGGATCGCGAATACCGGCCGGGTTTTCCCATGCGCGATCAAGGTTGGAAGCCATCGCTTCGCCTTTGATGCGCAATTCATTCCAGTTTCTTCGGGTCGCCCCGAAGAAGGCGCGGGCGGGATCAGTCCCCCCTTTCTCGGTTCCGTCCGCGCCAAATATTTCACCAGCATAAAGGATTCTTGAAATGGACCAGGAATACGCCTCCAACCAAGCGAAGTATGTGGCCGACATTGCGGGCGTAGGCTCGCTGAGCGGCGCTATTGGCGGCCAGGCCAGGACGCCTTCTGAATTTGAGACCATCTTGAAGAGATTGGACGGCCTCAACGCGCTCGCTCGCTGCATCAGGGATGCGGCCGAAGGTGTGGCAGATCGGCTACTTGGCCCTGTTCCCGAGAATGAGGGGAGCGATGCCCCAACACCATATCCAAACGGCCAGATCGCCCAAATACACGAGAGCCTGTTTTCTGTGTCGCGTGTGCTGGAACAGGCATCAGCCTCACTGGATCGCCTCAACCGCCTTTGATCAACCATGCTCATGGAGAGGCTATCTAGCTATGCCGCACCGCAACATCCTCACCGACGTTGATATGATCGTGCGCCAGCGCCAACTGGCCATGCGCCGCGAGATCGATCGTCGCGGCATCGCCCTCAAGGCTGTGTCCTATGACAGCAGCATTCCGATGCCGACGCTGCTTTCCTATTTCCCAGGCGGAGAGCGCGAGCCTTCGGTGATGCCCGCGACGGCGCTGTTCAAGCTGCTGACCGGCGATGCGCTTCCGCATGATATTCTGTCGCTCATCCTTCCCGCTGGCGAGCAGATCGTTCGTGCCCCAGAGGAAATCGATCACGACGAAATCGAGCAGGCTGCGCGGGATTATCTCGCGGCGAAGGGCAAGGCGCACCACCCCGAAAGCGAAGCCGGCCGCGAGCTGGGCCCGAACGAAAAGCGCGACCTCACCATGCGGGCGGTAACGCTCAAGGCGGTGGCGTGATGGACATGCAATCCGCCATTAACCGCGCCGCCGCGAAAGCGAGACGACACGCTGCCCAATGTGACGCGAACGATGCTGTTCGAGAAGCGATCCGCAAGGGCGTTCCTACCGACCAGATCATTGCTGACCTTGGCGTGACCATGCGTACGGTGCTGCGCTTTCGGAGGCGGCCGTGATCCGTGCCCTCAACCGCTGGCTGGCCAAGCGCCGCCTGGCCCGCATTTGTCGGGAGAACATGGCCCGCATTCACTCCGGCCCAGCGCGTGATCGTCTGGGGCGGTTCATCAGGAAGGAAAATCACGCATGAGCGATAACGTAGCATCGGATCAGTTGCGCCTGTTCATTGAGCGCATTGAACGGCTGGAGGACGAAAAGAAAGGCATCTCCGACGACATCAAGGATGTCTATTTGGAGAGCAAGGCGAACGGCTACGATCCGAAGACGATGCGTAAGATCGTCCGTCTCCGCAAGATGGAGAAGAACGCCCGCCAGGAAGCCGAAGCACTGCTGGCCACCTATGCCGCCGCCCTCGGCATGCAGTTGGGATTCGACATCTGATGTCGAAGTTCGGCGCCGTAAAGACCGACTGCCTGCACGGTCACACCCACGACAGCAAGAAGGAAGCTGCGCGCTGCAATGACCTGCACGAGCTGGAGGCCGCTGGCGCGATCTCGCATCTGATCCAACAGCCAGTTTTCAACATCGCCTTCGATGGCCGACAAGTCTGCAAGGTGATCGCGGACTTCCAATACCGGGAAGCTGGAAAGCTGGTGACGATCGACGTGAAGGGGATGGACACCCCCATCAGCCGGCTGAAGCGGAAGCTGGTTGCTGCGGCCTACCCCGGCACGATCATCGAAATCTACCCTCCCAAGGTGCGGAAGCCGCGCAAGAAGGTGAAGCGCAATGCCGAGTAAGATAACCGATGACCAGTGGTTCTCGGCTGATCGTTACACGATCTCCGATACTGGCTGCTGGGTGTGGTCTGGCTGTCTCCAAAAGGACGGCTATGGATCTTGCAACCGTCGCATGGGGCAGTCTCTCGCCCATCGCGCCTTCTATGTTTTCTTCTGTGGAGCCATCCCTGAAGGCAAAGAGATCGACCACACATGCCGCAACCGGGCATGCGTCAATCCTGACCATATGGAGCCAGTGACGCACCAGGAAAACGTCGCCCGCTCCGTGCATGTGCCTGACCGGCACCGCAACGGCAAAAAGACCCATTGCAAGCGCGGGCACGCCTTCGATGCTGTCAACACGGTCTTGGAAAAAGAAGGCGATCGTCAGCGCCGCAAGTGCCGGACTTGCCGGAACGTAGGGCAGAATGAGCGCAAGGCGCGGAAGAAGAGGGCCGCATGACCGACCCCCGCGCCCACAGCGCCTATCTGGCGCCCCAACGCAGCCCCGGCGACATCGGCATATGGGAGCAGGCTAACCGCGCTGTCGATGCTGCGGAAGGCTCGGCGCGACTGCTGGACGCCCTGCTGCGCTATTTCCAAAACAGGAAGGAGGCCGCATGAGCAACGATTGGTTCCGCTCGTGGCACGGCGCCCCGACAGATAACAAGTGGCTCCTGATCGCCAAGCGCGCAGGCGTCAAACCGATCCACGTGTCAGGCACGTGGTGGGCACTTCTCGACCATGCTTCCCAGCACTCCGATCGCGGCTTTGTCGGTGACTTCGACATTGAGACGTTCGCACTGTTCGCCGGCATGGAAGAAGAACACGTGTCACGCATTGTCACAACGCTTCGTGACAAGGGCATGATCGTGAATGACTGCATTGCCAAATGGGGCAAGCGTCAACCCAAGCGCGAGGACGAAACCGCCGCAGACCGGCAGCGGGCAAAGCGCGCGAAGGATAAGGAAACTGGCGGAAATCCGCCATCTGGTGGCAAAAAGGGCAGCCCTGACGATGAGCGTCACGCACTGTCACGCAATGTCACGCTAGATAAAGATGAGATAAGAGATAGTTCCGTTACTAGCGTAACGGGCACGGTCGTGCCGCACCCGGCAGCAGACTTCTGCAAAGCTATTTTCGATAGTGGCGTAGCCCTCCTGACGGCTTCGGACATGACCGAACGGAATGCCCGGTCGCTGATGGGACGCCTGCGCCAGAAACTGAATGATGACCCCGCAATGCTGGTCATCCTCCGCCAAGCCGAAACCGAACAACCGAGCGACCCAGCCGCATGGCTGACCGCCGCCGTGGAGACACGCAATGGAACACGTCAACCCGCTATTCGATCGCAGCCCCAGAAATCTTCCCGTGCAGCGCGAGCCTTCCAGGCCCTCCGCGATGCCGAAGCCGAGTGCGGAGACGATCTCGATTATCCGCCTTCTGGACGTTCGCTTTCCGCCCAATAGCTCGATCAGCGAGGAAGATCGGGAGGCACAGGTCCTGCTGCTCGCCAGCGACGTTGCGGACGTTCCGCCGCATCTGCTGAAAGCCGCCGCGACCGAATGGGTCCGCACGAAAGCCTTCATGCCGAAGGCCAGTGAATTGCGGAACCTAGCTGGGGAAGCGCGCCGGAAGGATGAAGACCCGAACGACCGCGCAGCCATCGGCCGTCGCGTGGCGGAAAACTACAACCAGCGCCTCGCTGCCGAGCCGACCGACAAGGGCATCAGGTGGGTCTACGACGAGAAGGCTGACACGATGAAGCTCGTCCCACTGCGCGAACTGCACGAGCGCCCCGAAGCGCGCTGCACGCCGGAGCAGGCTGCTGAGATCAAGCGCATGATGAGGCTCGACGCATGACCCCCGTAACCATAGGCAAGGCGAAGGCATGAACAAAGAATTCCGCACCGCCACGATACGCGAACTGGAAACATGGCCTGGTGTAACCCTAACCGAAGAGGATGGCGGGAAGCACGACAAGGTCTTCCTCCACTTCAACGGCCAAAGTCGCATGGTGGTGGTAGCGAAAACACCAAGCGATGTCCGCGCCGTGCCAAATCATCTTGCCGTCGTGCGCCGTGAAATTCGCGCCCTTGGCGCTGAGCGAGCGCATGTCATTGTTGGCCAATCCGCGCCGAAAAAGCCCACAACCAAAGTCTTTGAACAACTACCGGAAAAGGAACTGTCCATGACACGAGAAGCTAAACTAGACGAGATTTTCAAAGGCATCGATAGCCTACGCTATTCTGAAATGCTGGAGTTGGCGGGCCACCTTCGCGACGTAGCAACGGATGTAAATCTCCGCCGAGGCGACCAGCGCAGTTGGGCGATGATGCTGCAATCCGCGACTGATGCCCGTCTGCGCGGACAAATCGCATGACATGTCCCGCCGCAACGAAACGCTATCGCCACCGACCGCCTACATCTGCTGGCTCATCGAACGCGACCGCACCCGCATCGAAGCCACCCGGGAAAGCCGCCGTCTCGGTCTTAGGGATGAGGTGGGGCGGTATTATTGGGAAAATGTGAGGAAACGATGATGAAGAACAGGGTTCGCATCACGATCGAATTTGACCGGCCACACAACCACAGCTTGAGCGAATGCGCCGATCTCGTCCTGCACCAGATGCGCGAGATTCCGAAATGGGACGAGCCGGCGGCCACCGGCGCTCTGAACTATGTCTGCCACGATCAATCAATGGAGGTCGTGTCAGCCACTTTCACACGCGGCGGGACACCCCACCAATGAACACCATGAGCAAGAGGGAGCGTAAAGCATGAGGGGGCGCCCGCCTATAACCCGTGCCCGTGTGCTGAATTATTGGCAGAAGCATGGGCCTTGTTCGCTTGGGCAAGTGATGCGTGGCTGTAAATTGCATGACCGCGCACACGCATTGCGGCTGCTTCGCTCTGCTGGTTGCTGGCCTGCGAATATCTGATTTTTGACAACACGACACGCGATTCCGCGTGCTGTAAATGGTACGGCGCTATGACCGCGCCCGCTCCATCTTCAAAAGGCGAAAAAAAGGATACCCGCATTAAGCCGGGTGAAGTTCGCAATCCTGCGGGCCGTCCGAAAGGTGCGAGGCACAAGCTGGGCACTGCGTTCCTTGAAGCGATGTTGGCCGACTTCACCAGGAATGGCCAAGAGGTCATCGAGAAGGTCCGCGACGAAAAGCCGGATCAATATCTCAAGGTCGTCGCGTCGATCCTGCCCAAGGAGATTGAGGTAGGCGAAGATACGATAGACAGCATCGCCAATATGATCCTTGAGCGCCGCAAGCGGGCTGGCCTCGCATGACACCGGCAGACCGTATGCTGGCCGAAGATATGGCGGCGTTTTACGACGATCCCTTTGGGTTCGTGCTGTACGCCTTCGATTGGGGGCAAGGCGATCTGTCAGGTTGGGAGGGCCCCGATGAATGGCAGACCGAGTTTCTCACCAGCTTGCGTGATGCCATCCGCGCCCGCGAGCCTGGCGACGTTATCAAGATGGCGGTCAAGTCAGGTCGCGGCCCTGGGAAGTCCGCTGTCATTAGTTGGCTGGTGCTGTGGCTCATGTCCACCCGGCCCGATTTCTCCGGCGTCGTGACAGCCAACACAGGCGACCAGCTTGATACGAAGACCTGGCGCGAAGTGGCGCTATGGTGGAACCGCGTCATCAACAAACACTGGTTTGAATGGACGGCGACCAAGATCGTTCACGTCGAGCGGCCGGAAACATGGAAGGTCGTCGCGCAGAAATGGTCTGCCCACAAGCCTGACGCATTTGGCGGCCTGCATAATGGCGGGCGCGGTCAGTGCACGATCATGGATGAAGGGTCTGGCATCGACCAGAGCATTTTCGAGGTCGCAGAGGCCACGAACACCGACCCTGACAGCTTCCTCTTCACCTTCGGCAATCCGATGAAGAAGGCGAGCTATTTCTATCAGATATTCACTCGCTTCCGCCACCGCTGGGTGACGATGACCGTGGACACTCGCCGCGCCAAGGCAGCGAACCAGAAGCAGATCCAGGACATGATCGAGGATTGGGGCCTCAACTCCGATTATGTGCGCGTCAACGTGCTGGGTGAGTTCCCGGAAACTGACGCGGATACGCTGATCCCGCTCCACCTGATGGAGAGCGCAGCCAAGCGCGAGGTGGACAAGACGGCTGTAGATGCCGTGAAGCCGGTCTGGGGGCTTGACCCTGCCCGCTTCGGTGATGACCGCACCGCGCTTGCTAAGCGGCGTGGGCGCAAGCTTATGGAGCCGGTCATATCCTGGCGCAATCTCGACACCATGCAGACCGCTGGCAAGGTTAAGGCACTGTATGACGACACACCGCCTGCCGAGCAGCCAAGCCATATCGTGGTGGACACGATCGGCATTGGCTCGGGCGTGGCTGACCGTATGCGCGAAATGGGCCTGCCTGTGTTCATGCTCAATGTGTCCGAGCGGCCCAGCGTGGACGGCAAGTTCGCCAAGCTGCGTGACGAGCTGTGGTGGAAGGCTCGGCAGTGGTTTGAAGGGCTGGACGTGCAGATGGAGGACCAGGCGCTAACCGGCGAGATGGCCGACATTCTCTACGGCTACACCTCCAACGGTCAGATCAAGATAGAAGGCAAGCAGGAAACCAAGGAGCGCCTTGGCCGCTCGCCTGACCTTGCCGACGCTTTCGTTGCGACCTTCGCGGTTCATCCCGTCCAGGTCGCGCAGTCATTCGACCGCTACGAGCGCGCACGGCGTCGGGCGATGGGTGGAGGATCATCGGCATGGGCGGCGTGAATGGCTGACGACACCAACTGGAACGAACTGAAGCAGCGCTGTGTGGATAACTCCACCACGCTGACCCTGCGCGTCGAGACGATCAAGGGGCAGTATCGCTTCTCACTGTCGGCCGTGGATCGCGACGGCAAGATCATATTCGACAGCCGCGCCAACGATGACGGCTCTGCTCCGCAATATGTCGTGACCACGCTGGTTACGGGTGCGCTTGATAGGTGGTGGGTTTAATGGCTGACGTGATCGAACCCGCAACCGGCGATGACGTTGCCGAGCCGACTGGCCCCGACATCGATCAGGAAGCCTTCCCCAAGCTGA